TTTTCTTCTGCATCTCTCTTTATTTCACTGGGGTCTAGATGATACCTAAACAAAGGAACCCCAAACATAATTTCATGATTCATCAATAGATTTTTCCGAAAGGTCCGAAGTAATCAAATTTCTTAAATGCTTTTTTCTGTGCCAAGTAACACATGTCAGTTACAAACTCTCTCCTTTGATCTTCAGTTAGTTTAGATATTTGATAAAAGAAATCAAGTCCCATCAACTTTGCCTTTGTATTAGTTCCTCTATCTTTTTTACCACCATAAGATGCTTTTATATTAGCAATTACCTCTTTAACATTTCTCATGTCGGTATCTATTACATTTAATAGAGCAGGTAAAACTTTATCTGTGTAATATTTCTCACCTCTACCTTTAAAATTACTTTCAAACTGTGTTTTATCTTTAGGATATATTTTATGATTATTCTCAAATGTTTTATCAAAATCATCCTTAAGTAACTTAACAACTTTATCTACAGGTGCTTTACCTAATCTTGCAGTACCACTACCTTTTGCAGTTGGTTCAAATTTTAAATTACTACCACCTACATCATCAGAACTATTTGCTTTAATCTGGAAGATATATGTTTTCCCACCTCCCTCTACAGTTATTTTAACATCTTGAGTGAACATATCATCACCACTCTTAATTTTAAAATTAGATTGCAATGCTGTCATTGGGCATGGAAAGTTTGCTTCTTTAGTATCAATGTCAATCAAACTTTTATCTATGTTAACTTCTTCATAGTATGCTACCTTTCCAGTCTTCTTTAAAGATATTCCCATTACTCTTTTCTGAATGAACATTTGTCTCAATACATCATTGAGTTCATGTATAGTTGTAGTTGCTTGTTCTAACTCTTTTTTTATCTTATTCATCTCTGCTTTTTTCACAATCCATATATCAGCAGGGTTCCAACTATCTTTCTTTCCACCAAGAGTATATTTTGTATTGAAGTTTTTCAAACATAAATCTGTGATAAATTCCATGAAAGATCCTGTACCACTATGGTCAAACATAACCATAGTTGATGGTTGCACTTTTTGAAGTAATACTTTTTGTTGTGCATAGTAACTTATTAACCAACTATCAGGAACATCACCATTAAAAATTTTAACTAAGGCATCGTATCCCTCAACATCAGCAACAATATCTTCCCAAGAATTATACTTTACACTTTTGTTTACTACTCTATCAAAAATATATGCACTTCCCTTCTCTTGCTCTGCTGTACCTGCTTTTGTTGGTTCTACTTTACTAGTTACTCTGAATCTTAAACTAACTGGTTGTGATTTTCCACCAACAACTTTACCAGGAATCTGATAAGTTCTTGCCTTTTTAGTCTCTTTACCCTTACCTAATTTTTTTATAACATGTTTCATGTTATCTTCGGAAACTTTAATCATCCAGTTTCCTTTACCATTCCAATTCTTATCTCCAATGAATCCTGCTTTTTTCATTGGAGCATCTCTAAGGAGATCTACTAAGGTATCTCTAAGCTGCCCATATCCTCTAGCTTTATTGACAACTTGTGATCTACTTAGAGAATAATACTCTTTTGCTGCCATTTATCTTAACGGTTTCTAATTATTTAGATATCGTCTATGCGTCTATTCTCTGAGAAGTATGAGTTAAAGTGTCCTTCTGGATACCTTGCAGCAAGTTTGGATATGTTTCTTGCTATTACATCATCAAGAGATAGGTCAAGAGCGATACATGCTTGAGCAACATACCATAGTACATCACCAAGTTCAACCTTTAGATGTTCTTTCTCTGCAGCATTAAATTCTTTTCCTTGGAATGTAATTTTCTTTACAATCTCTAGAAACTCACCGCCCTCAGCACTGATACCAATAGCAGCAGTCAGAAGTCTTTCGATAGGTAATCCTTTTCCTTGCAATTCTCTAATACGCATTGCAAATGCATCACCATCTTTGGATTCATTACTGGTTACTTCTTGAGTAAACTTTAAATACTCTGTCCATTTGGCATTGGTTGCTGTTTGTCTGGTAGGAGTTACTACAACATTAGCATCATGTGCTCCAAGTTGTGGACCTGTTGGATCGTTTGGATTGTCTGACCAACCTGTTGTTCCTGCATCACCAGGTTCTACATCCCAGAATTGTTTCTCTCTTGGTTTGTTTGGTTTCTTTAAAGTTGGTTTCTGAGGTGCTGTAAAATCATTGTCAGAAATAGCGTCTGAATAAGTAGGCATAATCTTTATACTGGTACTTTTGTTTTGTGTGGATGATAATTGTGAATCTTATCTAAATGAAAGAATTCCCACGCATATGATATGTGATCTATATCCTTTTGTGGAAAGTCTAAATCAGATGGTGAGGTATTTAGAAAGGAACTAATAGTTACTCTATCATGATTATCAAACCAAGTTTCTTTTATAATCGGGTTATGAAAGAAATGACTTGGATATACTACTATAGAATTATAGCACATGTCAACCGTATCTTCAAGCTTCCAAGGACCATAGTCTTCTATTTGAAACCATGATGCGTTATCAGACAGAGCATTTTTTCCCATTTTGTAGAAGAAATCTCTAAAAATTGCCTTATCATTATGACTGAACTCTAATGCTGACCTAAGATTATTGAATGTCCAGAACCCAGTTTGTACTGGATCATCTGTTTTTGTAATGTTTATGTTAAGTGCAAGGTGTGTATCCTCTGACAATGGCAATTGATCATCAAGATCTACATGTGGGAATACAGATTCTGGCATAGTCAATGGCATATTACTACTAAAACAATTTCCAAAGGTACATACTCCCTTAAAATTTGTTAGACCAAACAAAGGTGCAATAGATTTGTTTATTGGTAGATTAAACCAGTCTAATACCTCGTCTTGTATATGAAAACTTTTACCTGGTCTTACATTATCATCAGAATGATTGTCCCACCAGTATCCATTCCTAAAAAAATCACCAACTTTGTCAGGATATTTCCAATAATCTTCTGCAGTTAGTACAGGAATATTGTTATTCAATACTTTATATTCCCACTTAAGGTTGTTAACTAAAGAAATTTCTTCCCATTTTTTGTTTACACTTTCTATCATGAGAATTGTAACTTAGCAAATTTATCTTTCATATTTTTTGATCCTTCATGTATAGTTTCTGTTTGTTGTCCACTATCTATTAGATCTCCACCAATGTTTTGCTCACAATCATACAGTCTCATCTTTGCTCTATCAATTCCTAACACAAATCTCTTATTAATTGTAGGATCATTGTATCTATTCTTCAATTGTTTGACCATTATTTGACCCAACCCTTCTAATTCGTCTGTGCTTATAAGTGCAAACATCATATCAGCAGTGGCAGGTAGACCAAATGACTCGGAAGTATCAGTAAGATCAATGTCGCTACTACCAAAACCAGAACGAGTAGTTTGAGTTGCCGAGACAATTGGAACATTGTATTCAACTGCAAGACCTCTAAGATCTTCTGCGATTGCTTTGATATAAGAGTATGAATTGACATTTCCTAGTTTAGAATATCTACTTGATGCACATATATTTAAGTAATCTATGAATATAATATCAGGTTTAAAAGATTTCTTAAGTGTTAACTCATTTAATAATGTTTTAAAGTGACCTGCATGTGCTGCAGCAGTAGGATATTCTTTAATAATTAATTGACCTTGAGTTTTCTGTGATATTTTATTTACTTTATTCTCAAATATAACACGAGGTAAGTCAGTAAGATCTTTAATATTTACATCTAATAAGTTAGCATCAATCCTTTCTGCTATTTTTTCCTCTGCCATCTCAAGGGTAATGTATAGAACATTTTTACCTTGTAAGAGAACTGAACTAGCAAAATGACACATAAACAAAGACTTACCTACACCTGTACCTGCTAGTGCAATGTTGAGAGTCTTATTAGGGACACCACCTTTTGTAATCTTGTCAAAGAATTCTAGATCAAATGGTATCTTTTCTTCCTTTTTATGATATGATTCATACCTTGCTTCATAATCTTCAAGGTAATCATGTCCTACATGGTTGTCAAATGATACTGCTAGAGCATCAGATAGGATATGTGGTATTGCATCTCTTCCTTTATTTTCTTCCTGTCCATCTGCTATTTTTATAGATGACATCAATGCCAAGTATATTGCTCTGTCTCTACACCACTTCTCTGTCGCATCAACTAACCAATCAGTATGTGTTTCGTCATTTGTTAGTTTGTCAATTATATCTTTTATGTCTTTATATTCCTGTTCTGTTATATCATCCCTATTTTGAATCTCAATATCTAATATCTCTTGTGAAGTACATTTATTATACTTCGCAATAAACTCAACGATCTCTTGACATAAGACCATCTCTGCTCTTACATCAAAGTATTCTAACTTTATAAAAGGTATTACCTTTCTAGCATAGTCATCATTGTGTATTAGATTTTTTAGTATAGTGAGTTCAAGTTTTTCCATTAAGCACCATAACTAAATTCTTTTTGTGCGATCTCATCTAGTGCTTGCATAACTTCAGAGGTAAAATACTTCTCAGGATTCTTGTAAATTTCTTTGGCATATACTTTCTTACCATTCATCTCATATCTACCTGCGACATTTTTCCATAGTCCACCTATCTCACCGAGATCTAATAGACCATAGTACTTATCCAGTCCACGATCATCATAGAATAGACGAACAGTTACATCTTTATTCTCTTTACTCAAACGAGACTTTGCTGTCTTAGCTTTGATAAGATTTCCGATGACATCTTTACCGTCTTTCTCTTTCTTTTTCGTGAGGTAAATGATCGTACTAGAAGCGTACTTAAGACCACTACCACCCCCCATCTCTTTAGTTGGTACATACGCTCCAATAACATCATAGGTGTGATTTGTAACTATCATAGGTATATTAGCTTGTCCTAACTTCAATGTCAACATTCTGAATGCACCTTTAACAAGTTGTGATTTTGTCATGTCACGAACTTGCTTATCTTCTAGTGCATCATTAATTTCTTTTTCAGTGGAAAGCATACCTAAAGAGTCTAACACAAACATACATGGTTTGCGTTCCTCTGTCTTGGACTTAAGATATATATCTACTGCCTTAAGTGCTTTGGTTCTAAACTGTTCAATAGTAACAACATTGATAACAACTAACCTAGATGTATCAACTCCCCTATCTTCGAGGAGAGACTTTGTGATAGCGGATTCGGTATCAAAATATAAGCAGTAAGCGTTAGGATCGTTATCCAGAAAATTTTTAACAATAGCGAGAGAGAAAAAAGTTTTTCCAGTAGAACTCTCACCAGCCACTGCAGTAATCTTGTTACTAGATACACCGCCAAATATACTGCCTGATACCAGTCCATTAAAAATGTACGAACCTGTGTCAACATAGGTTTCAGTTTCGTCAATATCGGATGCGAGTTTGGTGTAGTCATCTCCTATCTCTTTTACGATGTCTTTTAGAAAATCCATTATACAAAAAATGATTCAAGGTTTGCTGTTCTCTCGACTTTCCAACCAATAGAATCTAGAATGATTCGTAATGGTTCAAGAAAACTCTTATCAAATTGTAAGTCATGATCGACATATTTGTCAATACCCAACTCTTTGGGAAAGTCTTGAATGAATGATATTACATTCTCATGTAATTTGTTTGGTTTTTTAAGGTAGCAGAATTTAATCTTCTCCCCATTACCAATTAACGAATACTTGTTCGTTAGGTTATGCTCTTTAATATAATGATTAAAAAGCAGTGCACCCCTCACATGAATAGGAGTGCCCTTAGTATAGATCATGTTGTTAGATTTATACTTATTAACATCAGAAACAGATCTTGGGAATGCTATTTCTTCTGGTGGCAAGTTCCTAAACTTCTTACGAGAATCTTCAATGAATTTAATAACTTCATCTTCTGTACCGTTCATCATAAGTTTGAGTGCTTGTTTAATCATCTCCCTACAGGGTGCAGGTGTAGATGATTTGACTGCTTCAATACCCATCATCTTTAACTTAGGTTCTTGATATTGAACACCCTCACTATTCCACACATTTAAAATATATCTTTTCTTAGCAGTCCATATACCACGATCAGCAATGTTCTCTCTCTTCATGAACATCTTTTGATCATAAGCATTTACATACTGTGCTAGTTCTTTGTAAGATTGGTCGATGAAGGGTTCAAGTGTCTTCTCACAAATAGTATCAAGGAACGAGACAATGCTTTCAGAATCTTTTTCTTTATCTTTATAGATAACATCGACAAGAGGACCGAGGTGAAGATAGATAGAATCAGTATCACTAGCAATAACATAATCTTTTTTCTCAGTTTTTAGAATTTTGTTTAGGAATGCATTCATCTTCTGCTCTATCCAACGGATAGAAACCTGACCAGATAATGTAATAGCTTCTGCGTTGGCAAGTTTATAATAGCGAAAATATTGATTACCAATAGCACCATAAGCAGAGTTAAGGGAAATCTTTTTTGCCATCTGAATGTTATTACATCTGGCAATTTCTTTGACAAGATCGTTTGATGGTTTCTTTTCATACTCCTGTTTTGCCTCCAACATTCTTTTCTTGTAAATTACTCTTTCATTATACATCTTCTCCATCAACTCAGGTAAGAACCCTCTCTTATCTCTGCGATACATTGCACCATTTGCACAGACAGCACTGTCTTTATGCATCTCAAATGTCATATTCTTTTCAAGAATATCCTTGACTGAAACTGTTGGATGTCTTGCATCTCTGAGTGTCTCAGGAGATATATTATATTGCATGATAAGGTGTGGATACAGACTATTAAGGTCAAAAGAAACAACCCAATCATATTTGCCAGGTTTAGGTTCTTTTACATATGCACCTGCATACTTCTCATCTTTTTGTTCAGATAATTTAGGGGGAATTACAATGTTTCTTTTCTTAAGATAATTGTATATGATTGTATCCCACATACGAACCTGATAGAATACATCATTGTAATTAACTTTAGCATCATATGCCATAGTCAATGCAAGTTCAATCAGTTTCATCTTGTCTTCCAGACGGTCAACAAGTTCCAC